CCACGGGCACCATCAAACGAATGAAGGTCTAACGGTTTGCCACCCTCGGGCATCCAATCGGGATGCCCTGCCGCTGGAACAGCTTGAATCTTACTCAAATCTGCACCTCGGGTTCAGCAAGAACCTGTGGTGCATTAGGAACAACATAAACAATAGCTGACACAATTGCAGCATTGACCGCTGGGCCAACAAACTCCGTAGGCAACTTAATCCCATTCTTATCTAACACAAAAATGATTAGGCTGGTAATCAGACCAGCCCAAATCTTGCGTGTACGAGCAAACAACACTTCAAGTTTTGTGATCAAAACATTCTTCTTTCTAACGTAAACGGGACGGCAGACGAATCTGCCGCCCCGTTTTTCTGTGAACCAGTTGGATCAGGTGAAGGTGCCACGGCCGAGCGCACGACGCTCGTCAGTGATAAATGAACCGTACGAAGTGATCAAACCATACTTTGCGTCACGGTCGTAAGGAGTTACAAAACCGTGGAACTTCATCCAGTTACCATCCAACACAGCCAACTTGAGGTGATTGGAGTTCAGGAAGTACCAAGTGTTAGCAGGCATAAGGTCTGACCAGCAAACCTTTGCACCACGGTGCAGCAGGTTCGTGAACCCAGCCTCAGCCGTTTTAGCATCAGTGAAACGCTGGTTGGTCTGCAACAGGTTCTCATACTTTTCCCACAATGTCTGGGTTGTGACTTCAAAGTCACAAGCATCCGTGCCAAACGACACCGTGTTGTAAGCCGTAGACAACAGAGTGACCGAAAGAGCGGCAGTGGTCGGGGCGTACGAACGCCAGTATGTGTCGGTCGTACCGTTGATACCACCAGCAGTAGTCGTTGTGCCAACAAGGTTAGGCAAACCGCCCCATGCTTTACCGCTGAACTCTGTACCCTGATAGGTAAGCAGAGCAGTTTCAAACTGCTCAGCGGCAGTGCGCTCAGCGTTCTCAACCTTTGACTTCAACAGTGAAATAATGGCACGGTCACCCGAGTTCTTTGCTTCCTCCATGCCACTAAGTGGGATGAAGATTGCTGCTTGCTTCCAAGCGTACTCGGCGGCGGTGATGATTTCTTCACCATGTGCTGGGGTCAAAGCGTCGTAACCCGAGTAGAACTGGAAGGTTGATCCTGCCACGTTCATGATTGGAGCAACAGCCTTATGACCACCCTGAGCATCCAGCTTGGCAGTGTTCATGAGCCAGTCAAGTGCTGCGGTGCGCTTGAAAATGTTATCAACGGCTTTACCGTTGGGTGCGAAATACTTTGCGAGAGTAGTCGCTACAATGTTATCGTAGTTGGCGTTTGCCATGATTATCCACCTTTAGAGGACGAGTTTGAGTTTAGTGTTTTGAACTGAGGGCGTCCGTAAACATGTCAGCAAAACTATTGAACGACCGATCAGTCTCAGAAACATTACGACCACCGCTAGTGATACCATTTGGGCGTGAAATCTTTTTTTGATTCGCCCGTTTAGTAGCTTCCAACGCTGCCTTCTCTGCTGCTTTCTTCTCAATCTGTGCCGCCTGTTTCCCACTGGTCGCAGCTTCACGACCCTTGTTATATAGGTAGGCATCCTCAATATTTAAGCCACGTTCCAAAGCAACAGGCAAAACTTTTTCAGGGTCAAAATCGGCATACATTGCTTGAACTTGTGCCAATTCGGCTTTCACTTCAACCATGATACGATCCTGTTGAACCCGATCAATTTCTTCCTGCATTCTTGCTAGCTGTGCTTCACGCTGCTTATCGCGTTCCAACAACTTGCGAAACTCTGGATCATCGTTTGCGTACAAATCATCTTCACTAACAGAATCACTGTTCAAAGGAATCTTGTAAGCGTCAGCCAAAGACTTGACAACATTATAAGGATTTTCCTCTAACGCAACTTGTAGCGACTTCGCCCAATCCGAATACTTGCGATCCTCAGCCAACGACTGGGTTTTCCGCGTGTAATCTTCCTGACGAAGATAACCATTCAACGCTTCACCCAACGGCACCTCAACTTCGGTGCCGTTAACTTTCACGGTGACTAGCGAATCTTTATGACTAGTCCAATCAAAAACATCAGAATCGTTATCCCCAACAGATTGGGGGTCGTCCTCAGCATCATCGTCTGCATCATCAACTTCTTCAATTTCTTCAATTTCTTCAGGCCCATTATCAAACACGGCTTCAGTAGGCATCACCCTTTCAGGGCGATCAAACTGTGAACCACTAGAAGGATTTGCTTCAACATCTGCACTGGCAGAACCAAACGCATCCTCAAAATCTGAACCTGTTGTATTATTAACTGACATGGAGTCCTTTCAGGGTATTCCAACTTCTATACATATACACCAAATCGTACACGATTACATTGGTGGCATCCCCGCAGGCACCCCTACAGGGGGCTGTGCGGGCTGCTGAGGCATCCCTTGCGGCATCGTGCCCTGAGGCGGCGCACCGCCCCCAGGAGGCATCACAGGCTGTCCTGTGGCAGGATCAATTTGACCACCCATTGGTTGCATAGGCATCATAAAATCCTCAGGATTTTTGATACCAAAACCCATACGCAAAACATGCTCAGCAAGTTTCTTAGGATCAACAACACCAGCCCCAACAAACTGTGACATAGCATCCATCAACTGCATAGCGGACTGACGGCGAGATGACTCGTTCTGAGGCATCGTAGACCCAGCCTCAACCTGAAAATCCCAGTCACCATACAAATCGTCCTTAGTGTACTGAACCCATTGTTGCGACCCGTCAGGCCCAACAATGCGTGCCACCTGATCCGTTGACAAAAACTGTTGCGTCAACTTCACAACCTTCTCAGCAATAGCACCAATAGCCCGCTCAATAATACTGAGCTTGTCAGCCGACCGTGCATTAGCCCCATCCTGAATCATGCTGGCTTCAGTAGCAGTACGACGAATCTCAGGAGAAGAACCACGCTGATACTCAGACACACCACTGACAAGATCAATGTCAGAAAGAATCATACTTGACTGGTTATAAAACTCTGGGGTCAAACCCGTTGTCTGCACAGGAGCCAACACATCACTGAAAGGTGTGTTTGATTCAACACTGATCATTGCGTTATCGTCACCACTAAGGAGAGCGATCACACCATCGTTCCCGATTTCATCGGGACGATACATATACATGCGCCGCATCTTCTTACGGTCGTTAATCATCTGTGTACGAGTCAACGCCAACTCCATCTGGAGTGGCGCAACCGCCTCAACATCACCAATCGGATACAACTTGTCAGGAATCATGTAGTTACAAATCATTGTGTACGGGTGACAAAACCCGTACGGAATATCCTCAGGCTTAGAAAGGTAACCTTCACTGTTCTCAGCGAACGTGCAAACCGTTTCATCAATCAGATCATAATATTCCCACACAATAGCAAACCCAGGATCAGACCCACGACGCTCACCATCAAACAAAATATCTTCATGAGTTGATTTTGCCTCACGCATCGACCGACCCATCAAAGCCTTACGCACCTTAGGGTTCCAATCCTCGTTCTGTTGCGCCTTCTCAATTGGAACAAACCGACGTTCCGCGATCCAACGAGCATTATCCAAATTGGTAGCATCAGGATCAATGAACATGTCGAACGGGGAAACCCGTTCAACAACAGCCTCATCCGCTTTAATAAAACTTTCCATCTTAGGGATCGACGCAACCACCTGATCGGCGGTAGGGAAACCACCCAAAGATTGTCCAGCGGCCTGCGCTTGTTGAAGGGCTTGTTCCAGTTGGGCTAGGCGAGATTGGGCTTCGTCCTGCCAACCCTGATCAGTCCATTCACGTTCACCTTCTTCAAATGACCAAGTGGTTTTGCACCAACCATGACCAATAATCACAAAATCTTTGACCGCCAAACGGAACTGTTCATGCACTTTGCCATGCTGCCACTGATAGTTGGCAACAGTTTCAACAACACTGGCCCGAGCATTATCAGATTCTTTACGAGCGGTCACACTGATCTTGGGATAGTTCACAGAAATCCCTGGAACAATCACATTTACCGTAGAAAACAGCATGTTTGGTGCAACAACATCCTGATAACCGTTCAACTCAGGATAATCATACTTTGAACCGTACAGTTTCACCAACTTTGACCACATCAGATCATAATTGGCATCCCTACGCCACTTGATGGCATCGCGCACATGGCTCAAACATTCAGCGGCCTCATCAACCTCAGATTCTTTACCCTCAGATTCTTTGCCCTCATTCAAATATGTTGATTTATACAACTTTGCCATGATCAATCAGTCCCTCTAGTAGGCAACACGGCTACATCAGCCATAACTTGTGCAGTTTTCTTCTCAGCAGCCAAACTAGGGGCCGCATAATGGGTTTTAGTCCACGCAGGAATCGGATCAAGCCCATTAGCACGAGCTTCACGAATAGTTTGATCCTGCTGCTCCTTAGTATTCATGTCATGAAACAATTGTTTGCCTTCACGACCACCAGTGCCGAAAGAAAACGCAAGATTTTGGATTCTGCACTTAAAACATTGGGTGAACTGTGGCAAAAACCTGTCCTCAGGCCAATCTTTTTTGCATTCTGGGCATGTTTGCATAAACTATACTCCTAAAACGGTTACCAACAACAATCAAATACTAGGTTTCAACCCTGGAGAACCAACTTTTTTGTTCTTCAACGCTTTCTCCCACCAAGCAAACGACCCTTTAATCTTCGCAGGGTCATCATCGACACCAACACGTTCAGTGATCGCATACTTGCGAGCCTGAACAGCGATCGCCAACGACATAACACAGTCATCATGTGGGGAACCTGACATTTTACCATTCGTGTTACGCCGATATGCACGCAACTCTTGAATAGTGCGATCATGTCTGATCGTTGGGGCATCACGCAAATAGCCAGCCAACTCATCAATCATCAAAGGTTTACTGGTGTGGGTTGTCAACCAACCCACAGATTCTAACGCCCGATCAGTTCTTTTAGTAACCGAGTGACGCATGTAAATCCTGTTGTAACCCGCCCTCTGAAGGCCCTTGAGAGTCGTGAGGCCGTGGTTGTTGATTTCTGGAGCAATGACCGCATTTCGGTAGTACCAACCGATACTAGGTAAAATCGTTTCACCAAATACATCGGGATCAGCTTTACCCAACCAGACAGCAACAATTTCATTCGACTGAACACAGAGCACCTGTGCCACCGTAAAGTCCCCGTACGACTCTCCCTGAGCAATATCCACCCCAACAACATACGACCATTTGTCAACATCATTTGGTGTATCCCAAACCATAAACGGTGAACCCGAATCACCCTCAAACATTTGGAAAGTTTTTTTCCCATCACCCACCTCAATCTGCCCTTGCCACTCAGGTGTTTTGGGCACAAAACTTCGGATCACATCCAAATTGAACACAGGGTTACCAGACCCAACAAACGCCTCCTCAGGCGTAGTTGGATACTCCTGAGCAATCTGCCAAGATTGCATCAACCCCAACTTTTGCTCATACCACACATCATCACGACCATCAACCGCAGACCACGGATGAAAAATCCCCCGAAAACCATTAGTGCCCATTTGGGAACCCAACCACAAATTGTGAAAAAAGTTGCCCTCACCATTAGCGGTACTGATACCAATAACCCGACCACCGATATCGGTGATCGGCTCAATGCTAGCCCACGCCTCATCAGGATTTGGAAGAAACGCCCATTCGTCTACAACCACCAAAAACACTGACTCACCACGAGCAGGATCATTAGCAGAAGGCAACGATTCAATAACTGACTCGTTATCAAACGTCATCACCTGTTTAGTGCGATCCAAAATTTGTGGGCCACGCAAACGAACCCAATCAGGCAACGACTTGTAGTTGTACTTCACTTTAGCTAACAATTTGATTGATTCACGTTCTGTGCGGGACAACATGACGATCAGACGATCCGACCATCCGAAACCTTGCCATAACACGAAGGCGGCAGACAACGTGGAAAACCCGACCTGACGGGCTTTGAGCGAAACTGTGCGTCGGTAACGAATCCACTGGTACAACACTTCCAATTGCGCTTCACGCAGTTGAAACGGGATACGACCTTTTCCAGGAACCTTAATATGCAAGTTCTCTTGCATAAAAGAAACACAAGCAGCAAACAAAATGTCCGCATCCTCAGCAGACAAATCATGCGACCAATCAACAGGGTTCTGCGGAAACCAACGCCTCCACGACAACTCCATATCCAACTGGTCAACAGACCAAGTGATCTTCTTCTTACGGGCCGCAACCCGCGCATTGAAATCCGACGCACCATGCGTTGGATGACCGCCCACCATTACAACAAACGGTCAGAAACAGTGTCACCATTAGCCAAAGCAATCCTTGCTTTGGTCAACGATTCCATCTCAGCAGCATTAGCCAAAGCAGCTTCTTTCAACGATTCCAACTGGGCATCAGAAAAATCGGAGAAACCCTCAGATTCCTCAACAACATCCAAAATACTGTTCCCCCGCTGAAACTGTGACATAACCCCAGTAGCCCGCAACCAAACCTCAGCCGCCTTCAATTTCATCGCCACCGTACCAGCACGATCCAAAGCAGCCTCAGCAACCATATCCAACACCTGAGTCACACGCCCAGGATCACCAGCATTCTGAACAACAACAAACCTGACCGCATCCAACACCCGAGGATCACGTTCCCAACGCCACAAAGTTTGACGGGCAACACCAACCGTATCAGCAAACTCATCTTTATTCGCAGGGACACGCATCCCCTCAGGAACAGCAGCCCAAATCACATAAGCCAACTGCTTATCATTCAACTCACGACGAGCAACCAACTTGGATTTATCAGAAGGACGACCCACAGGGTTACCCACAATCAGTCAAACGCAGCTTTAGAATCATTCTTCTGAGAAACAACACCCTCAACAAAAGATGACCACTGACCAGGAGAACTGGGGGAAGGATTACCCTTAGCAGCATCACCAGTCGAAGTACCCCGACCCTTAGTGTCACCAGTACCCTTGACTGACGACCACTGCCCAGGGCTGTTTGGAGAACTATTGGCAGCACCACGAGTGTTGGCCCCATTAGGGGGGCCAACAACACTGGACGGCATATTCTTCACACTAGCCCACTGACCAGGCGACTCGGCAGGACGAACCCGCTCAGGCTGCTGATGCTCATGAGCATTAGGATTTTTCTTACCACTGTTAGAAGGCTTCATAACATAAACCCACAAAGCGTACACCCGATCGTCTAGAAAACCACTAACGGCGGGAGGGGGGCGAGCGGAACAAGGGGGAGGTTTCTAGACGCCCCGAAGGGGCAAACATAAACAGTACACCCTCTCTAGACAACGAGGATGATTGTGTGCGAATGCTCACAATCATGATTGTGCGCGAATGAACACAATCATGACAACCAGCATCTAGTAATCTAGTAACAAGAATACCATACTGGTATTCTTGTATCCAGTATAATAGTATTATAGACGGGCGCGCACACGCGCGTAGACAAACCACAAACCGTACACCACCACACACACGATTTTGACAGTGGAGCCAAAAATAAAACAAGCCCCCCCACAACAACGTAACAAAAGTAACACAACCGCAACACAACCGAAACAACACTGTAACCACACTGCAACAACACTGCAACAAACCCCAACAAATCGGTTACGCCCCAATGTATCTTTACGTCGGTTTGGGGGGGTGGGGCCCTATGCTCCCTGTC